TACTTGCAAACCTCCCAGCATTGAATATTGGAGAACCTGGATTTACAACTGACAAACATGACTTATACGTTGGTAGTGCAGCAGGAAATAAACTCATTGGCAGTGGTAGGTTTTGGACAACAGAAACTGCATCAACTGGTGGTGCAGTAAGAGTATACGAAGCAACTGCAAATGGAACAAATTCAATTTCTTTTGCTGCCCCAGCAAACATTGCAGCAGATGTAACTTATACATTTCCATCTTCTCCAACAAATAATTATTATCTCAAAACAGACGGATCTGGTAATCTTTCTTGGGGAGAAGTTGTAAGTGATTTTACAATTGCTGCTGATAGTGGAACTCCTGACGTAGTAAGCACTGGACAGACAATAACATTTGCAGGAACTGCAAATGAAATTAATACGGCAGTGAGTGATAACCAGGTCACTATTGGAATGCCAGACAATGTTATTGTTGGTGGAGCATTGACAGTTACTACAAACTTGGTAGTAACAAAAGGTGCATCTGTTGGAGGAGCTTTAACTGTTACTGGTGCATTTGATGCTAATGGTGGTGCAGATATTAGTGGTGGAGAAACTGTCCTTTCATCAGCAACAGTTTCTGATTTAACTTCTGGTAGAGTTGTTCTTGCTGGCACAAATGGCGCACTTCAAGATAGCGCAAACTTAACTCATGGTGGTGGTGGATTAGTTGTAGGTGCTGGCGGCGTCAATGTTTCTGGTGCATCTACTTTTAGTGGAGGGAATGTTTTAATTTCTCAGAATTTAACAATCAATGGTAATTTGACTGTTAATGGAACTGAGACAATCATTCACACCGAAAGATTGGATGTTGAGGACAAAATTGTTGGTATTGCTTCAACATCCACTCCATCAGATGCTGGTGCAAATGGTGCTGGTATTGAAGTATATGGAGATAATAATTATACTCTACTTTGGCGGAATGCAACAGACTCGTGGGAAGTAAATCAAAATTTCTCCCCAAGTGCAGATGATAATTATGATCTTGGGCGTCCAACACAAGAATGGAGAAATTTACATGTAGATGGATTAGCGGAACTTGATGATGTCAATGTTTCAAGTGCAGCAACGATTGCAACATTAAGCGTTACAAATGTAACTGCAACTAATCTCAGTGGTACTATTGGCACAATTACAAGACTCAACACTACGAATCTTGTTGGAACTATTGGTACAATTACAACATTAAACAGTACTAGTGGTACAATTACTAACTTAACTGGTACTGCTGCTACTATTACAACACTAAACAGCACTAGTGGCACAATCACAAACCTAACAGGTACTGCTGCTACAATTACTACTCTGAATAATACAAATGGTACTATTACGAATCTTGTTGGAACTATTGGTACAATTACAACATTAAACAGCACTAGTGGCACTATTACCAACTTAGTTGGCACGATAGGAACTGTAACAAGAATCAATGCAACTAACCTAAGCGTTACTGGTGTTTCGACGTTTACTGGTGCAATTGATGCTAATGGTGGAGCTGACATTAGTGGTGGAGAAACAGTTCTATCATCTGCAACTGTCTCAGATCTTACTTCTGGCAGAGTTGTGTTGGCAGGAATTTTTGGATCCCTTGAAGATAGTGCAAACTTAACTTATGGCGGTGGTGGATTACTTGTTGGTGCGGGTGGAATTAATGTAACTGGAGTTTCTACATTTTCTGCCAGAGTTAACATTAATGGGTTGATGAGTGCCATTGACGTTAATGTTTCTGGTGCTGCAACTGTTGTTGGCAATTTAAAAATTGGTTCTTTAAAAGTCAATGATGCTGCTGGTGATACTGATGTAATTCGTTATGATGGAACTGCAAGAATTTTAGAAAACATCACTGTTGACGCTGGTGCTTTCTAATCTAAATAGATTAGATTGATTTTTTGACCATGGAAGATGAAATTCTTGAACTTAAAACTTGCATTGCAGTATATCAAAAAAAATATTCAGAGATAGCAAATTTAAATATTGGGTTAGAGTCTAAACTAATGTTTTTCTCTGAAAAGATAAAGGAGTTGGAAAAAATTATTGCAGATCAACAAGCAAGACTTGAAGGGACTAGTGTTGAAAAAATTCTAATTCAAAATCATCAGGATGTAATCTCAAAACATACTGATGTTACTCAAAAGGTAATTAATATTGAAAATCGCATATCTTATTTAATGAAACTGGATGAGCGTATGCATGATTTAGAAGGTGGAATGAATTGTATGAGAGATGCTGCGGAAGAACTCATAAAAGTAAAAGAAAAAATTATTCCACCTCCTCCTCCACAAATGGAAGAAAAAATTGTGTTGCCAAAAAGTAACAGTAGAAAAAAGAAAAAATTAGATTCTGATTTAAGTGAAAAAATTATGAATGTAGAGATACCAGTTGATGCAGAAGATTCCACAATTGCAGAGGATGGTGGAGAATTTTAATAAATAAAAAGCGATATATATCGCTTCCGACTTGACGTTACATAACGACTAAAAATGGCAGATTCAAAAATTAAGTTAAAGAGATCAGCAACTGCTGATAAGAGACCAACATTGGCAAATTTAGAACTAGGCGAATTAGCTCTAAACACTTATGATGGAACTTTGTATGTCAGGCAGGATACTGGCGGCGTAGGAATCGCTACAACGGTGCGCGCAGTTAATCCTTGGGCAGAATCTTATGGTGCGGGTCATATTTCATATAATGGCAATGTAAGTATAATTGGAATTCTTACAGCAGCAACGTTTAGTGGTCAAATTAATGCTGGTGTAGGAACAATTACAAGATTAGACACAACTAATCTTACTGGAACAATTGGAACTGTTACAAGGTTTGATACAACCAACTTAACTGGCACAATTGGAACTGTTACAAGATTAAATTCAACAAACTTAAATGTAACTGGTTTTTCTACTTTTACCACGGAAGTTGATTTTACAAATGGTCCAGTTTCTATTGGAACAGCAACCTCAACTGGTACAGCAGCACAACCACTTCAAGTTACAGGTGGTGCTTATGTTTCTAATAATCTTGGTATAGGAAGCACAAATCCAACTGCAAAACTACATGTTATAGGAAATGCAATATACACAGGAATTATAACAGCATTTGATGGAAGATTAATTGCTGGTGTTGGAGTTCAGAGCACTGGAACTTACATTGGATCGGGAGTAACTACATTAAACTTTATTGGATCTGCGGTAAGTTCAATTACAACTCCTTCTGCAGGAATAAGCACAATCAAGTTAGATTTTACTGGGTTAACTGGGATATTTGAAAAAAATGAAACTCGTTTTACTGCAACAGGAGGGCAGACAAGTTTTAGTGTAAATTATGAAGTTGGATATCTTGATGTATTCTTAAACGGAGTTCGTTTAGCATCATCTGATTATACTGCAACAAATGGAACAACCGTAGGTATATCATCATCGACTTTTGATGGTGACGATGTTGATATTATTACATATCGACCAAAAACAGCCACAACTCCAAAGAGATCTGTTACAAACGCAACTGCATCTACTGGTCAGACATCATTTACAGTTTCTGCATATGATGCAAATACAAATTCAATAGATGTTTTCTACAATGGCATTAAACTCGATTCATCAGAATTTACAGAAATAAACTCAACAACAGTTGGCATCGCAACTTCTGCCAGAGCAAATGATATTTTGCAGTTTATCTCTCATCAATCAGATTTAAACTTTTGGACGGTAAGTGGTTCTACTCTTCATCGACAATCTGTAAGTGGCAACACTGGAATAGGAACAACAAACTCTTCGCACACATTAACTGTTGGTGCAGTAGGTGCTTCTGGTACAAGTCTTTTTGTTAATGGTAGTTCCCAAGTTGTCGGAAATTCTTTAATTGTAGGAATATCTACCATTGGGTTAGGAACCACTTCAACACCTCCAAATAATTCTCAAATGAGTTTTGAACTTATAAGTAACACTAATTTAAGAATTAAAGTACGAGGAACTGATGGAGTTTTAAGATCAGCAAACATTACCCTCGCATAAATAAATGAAAACTTATAAAGAGTTTCAAGAAGAGTGGAGCAATAAATATAAAAGAAGTATTGATTGCTCAAATCCAAAAGGATTTTCTCAAAAAGCACATTGTGCCGCGAGAAAAAAAAGAGCAAAAGGTGAGAAGACTAAATCAAAACCAGTTGAATGAACAATCCTCGTATTTCAAGAAAACCAGGACAACCTGCGGGATCAAAAAAACACTCTGATCTTTATACGGATGAAAATCCAAAAGGCACTATTCATGGGCTCGGATTTAAGGATGTTGAGACTGCAAAACAATCAGTAACTAAAATAAAAAAATCAAGTCGTTCACACGCTCATAAAATTCAAGCAGCTATCGCAATGGAACAAAGAGCAAGAGCATCTGGAAAAACATCAGAAGCAGCAGTTTACAGAAAATTCATTAACTCTATGAAAGAAAAAACAAAAGAAATGAATGAGGAAGGTCTTCGTGATTGGTTTGGAAAATCAAAATCAAAAGATGGAAAGCCTGGTTGGGTGAATGTAGTGACTGGTGGGACTTGTGCAAGTGATGAACCAGGAGAGGGAACGCCAAAATGCGTTTCTTCTTCTAAAAGGGCAAGTATGACAAAAGCAGAAAGATTGTCGGCATCCAGAAGAAAAAAAATCGCAGATCCCGGTCAACAAGAAAAATCAGGGGCTGCAAAACCAACTTATGTTTCTACCGATTCTCCAAGAAAAAAAATGAAAGAAGAAATAAACGTACAAGAAGCAAAAGATAAAAAAGGTAAAGGCAGTGGCAATAAAGATGCTTGCTATCATAAAGTAAAATTACGTTATAGAGTTTGGCCAAGTGCGTATGCATCTGGCGCACTCGTAAAGTGCCGTAAAGTTGGTGCTGACAATTGGGGAACTAAATCGGAAGAAAAAATAACTATAGAACAAATAATTCTTGGTGAAGAACTATGTGGCAAAGGTATGTATTGGTGCAACACAAACAAAGAATGTAAACCACTTCCAAAAGGATTTAATGTTCCTGGGCAGTCAGTAAAACCAACCGAAGTGGGGATTGGAAAACCTACAGCAGAAGAAAAGTTTTGTAATCATACAAAGAAAGGAACTACTTGCCCAATACACGGATCTAACGTGTGTCCAACTCTTGAAGAAAAAAAAGATCATGAATATTCCATGGCAAGATCAGAACTAAAAAATATTGAAGATGCAGTTAAAAAATTAAAAATGTCAATCGGAAAAGGTGAAGGAAATTTAGAAGCTTGGGTTCAATCAAAAATTACCAAGGCAGCAGATTATATTGATACTGCAGCAGATTACGTTGCAAGTGGAGAAATGAAGGAGCAAAAATTAGTTGATAAAATTTTAGATGAACTTTTAAATGAAAAATGCTGGCCTGGGTACAAGAAAAAGGGCATGAAAACAATGTTTGGAAAAAGATATCCAAATTGTGTGAAAGCAGAGGATGTAACCATTGAAGATGTTGATGGCAATACTTTTACAGAAATTGTTGATTTAATTGAACCAGAACCTATTAAGGGATTTAAGTCTCAAATTGAGGAAGCAACAAGACTGCAAGCTCAAACAGGAAACATTGTCGCTATTACGTTGTCTTGGAGAGGAAAGTATTATTCAATTCGTATGTTCTTCCCACAAGCAAAACTACCAAGTCGTCAAGAAGTAACAGATGAACTTCAAAAAATATACCCTGGATCAAAAGTTGTTAATCATGTAATATCTGAATTTACTCCTGGGCAACCATTGATTCAAACTGGTTCAGCAGGATTACCATCATATAGAGAACAAGTTGAATTTGAAGAAGATTGGCAAAAGGTAAACAAGTCTGATAAAACTGATGGAATGAGTCAAAAAGCAGTTAATGTTTATCGTCGCGAAAATCCTGGTTCAAAACTCAAAACAGCAGTTACTGAGAAAGATCCTGGTCCCGAAAGATCAAAGCGTCGTAAGTCCTTCTGTGCCCGCTCAGCGGGGCAGCAGAAGATGCATAACATTGATTGCTCAAAAGATCCAGACAAGGCAATCTGTAAGGCACGTCGTCGTTGGAGATGTTGAAAATGCAGATATTAACATACGTGCGGCACTGCGGCGGAGAGAAACAAAATAGTTAAATATTATCTATACCTTATCTATCATCCCTAACAAAGATATTCTAACCATATTTTGATATCTTGTCAAATGTCAGAATATTAGTATTAAATTTTACAACATTATAGTTGGCATGATAGTATAGTCTATATACATTATGATTTTACTACTTGTAAGATTTTATCGGAGAAATCTATGCAACCTATCTTAACTGGTTTTTATATTATTCTCCTATTAATTGGGTTACTCTTTGCATATGGTGGTTACGAAAGCACTATACGCCTTTTTTCATATGTGGATCTAAACATTAGATACACTTGGATTGAGATTCAAATGTTTTTCATGAAGAGAAATCTCGAAAAGGAATTGAATCTACCAAGAACATCATTGAAAAAAGAAATAGAGGAACATTTAAATGAACATTGAAAAAGAACTGTCTGATCTTTCATTAGAAAGAAAAGAATGCCTCAAATGTGGTGCTATTTGGTTAAATGGTGAACATTATTGGTCTGGAACTGGTAAACGGGGAAATGAATTAGATCTTGCTGGACTTGTTTGTAATAATTTAGGTGATGACGCTTGTATCAATCCATGTAGAGGTATAGATGGTGGAATCACTTGGCAACAAAGAAATAAAGATCTTGAAAAAAATTTTCCAGAAGATTAATGCGATAGATATTATTCCATGAGGTTAAAATTATGTCAAGAGGCATGTTGACCCGAATAGATATGCTTCATAAAGTTTATGGTTTAAAAAAATTACTTTATGAAAATTCTGATATTTTTAAAAACTTTTCTGAGGAAAAGAAAAGGGGGGCGAACGAAGTATTAAATCGAATTCTGGATATCATCAATGAATATTACCAATGAAGACTTAAAGGATCTTCAAAAAAGAGTCAATAAAGCATTTGAGAAACTTCCTATTCCGAAACTCAATACCAAAGAGTTCAGACTCCCATTTTAATAAATAACTAAAAATTATTTGTAAAAATGGACGCACAAGACTATCACAATCTTCAAGAAGCATATATGGAAGTTGTTGAAAATCAGCAACTTGATGAAGGTTATCAAGAACCAAAATTTGGAAAAAAAGATTATATTAAAAAACTCTCCAAGGGAGGTGGTATGGGAATGGGAACTCCAGAAGACCCTCACGGTTATAGAGACCCAAAAATGGCAAAAGTAGGTGCCGAGTTTTCAAAAAGAAAAACTGCTGCTGCAAAAGCAAAGAAAACTGGACAACCAGATAGTTACAGAGCAGAAAAGGAAGCACAATCAAAACTAAAAAAAGAACAAGTAGATTTATACGACATTATCCTTTCACACTTACTTGATGAAGGATATGCTGAGACACCAGAAGCAGCAGAAGCAATTATGGTGAATATGAGTGAAGAATGGAGAGAGAATATTATTACAGAAGTAAACCAGGAACCATTACCACCAAAAAAACCATTCAGAAAGAAAAAACCTCCTTTTGTTAAACCATCTTCCACTTGGAAATATGGTTCAGGATATGCAGATCAGGGGCAGGGAGGCACCAAGGTTAGAACCACCCCTAAGGACTGGGATGAGTAAGCATTAAAAGAACAAGTAGATTTATACGACATCATCCTCTCACACCTTCTTGATGAAGGATATGCAGAAACACCAGAAGCAGCAGAATCAATTATGGTGAATATGAGTGAAGAGTGGAGAAACTCTATTCTTGATTGATAAATACTGGGAGTATTAAGTTATTCTAATGGCAGACAGAGACCCGTACATTTACAGAATCCGTGAGATTCATAAGGTAGTCGATGGTGATACGATAGATGCGGATATTGATTTGGGTTTTGATATTTCCCTTACTAAGCGAATTCGTCTTGCTGGTGTTGATACGCCTGAATCACGCACTACGGACGCATACGAAAAGAAACTTGGACTTGAATCAAAAGAGTGGTTGAAGAAGAAAGTTGAGGGTGCGAAAGATATTCTCATTAAGACCGAACTTCCAGACAGCACAGAGAAGTATGGTAGAATTCTGGGACATTTGTTTATCAATAATAAACCAACATCACTGAATGAGCAGATGATAGTTTCCGGTTATGCCTGGTCGTATAAGGGAGACAAAAAAGTAAAAGACTTTGAGATGTTAAACACTATTAGACGACAAAGAGGAACTCTGGTGGAATAAATAGTGATGCTTCCAGAGGGTCAAGTAGAATTAGAAAGCACAAGCAGAGATGCATATTCTAAGGTTCTCATTCTTGCTGTTGGATCATTTCTTGGCGATACGGCTTTTAAAATAAAAAGTAAAACAAACAAGACAAATAAAAATAAAGATGATTCTGTGAAAATATAGGAGTAGTTAAATGGTTGAAGGTGTATATCTTGGTAATCCAAACCTCAAAAAGGCTAACACTCCAATTGAGTTCACTGGTAGTCAGATTGAGGAATTTATTAAGTGCAATGATGATCCAGTTTATTTTGCAAAAAATTATGTAAAGATCGTTTCTCTCGATGAAGGTTTGATTCCTTTTGGAATGTATCCATTCCAAGAGAATCTAATCCGAAACTTCCATAATCATCGATTTAATATTTGTAAGATGCCAAGACAGACTGGTAAATCTACCACTGTTGTTTCATACTTACTTCATTATGCGGTTTTCAATGATAATGTAAATATTGCAATTCTTGCAAACAAAGCATCAACAGCAAGAGATCTCCTTCAAAGATTACAACTTGCTTATGAAAACCTACCAAAATGGTTGCAGCAAGGTATCATATCCTGGAACAAAGGTAGTTTAGAGCTTGAAAATGGCAGTAAGATATTGGCAGCTTCTACATCTGCAAGTACTGTCCGAGGCGGTTCGTACAATGTCATCTTCCTCGACGAATTCGCGTTTATTCCAAACCATATTGCAGACCAATTCTTTGCATCTGTTTATCCTACTATTTCTTCTGGTAAAAGCACAAAAGTCATAGTCGTTTCAACACCACACGGTATGAATCATTTCTACCGCATGTGGCATGACGCAGAACGGGGTGATAATGAATATATTCCAACAGAAGTTCATTGGACAGAAGTTCCTGGAAGAGACTCTGAGTGGAAAAGACAAACAATTGCAAACACTTCCGAATCTCAATTTAAAGTTGAGTTTGAGTGCGAATTCCTTGGATCTGTCGATACTCTTATTGCTCCAAGTAAGCTACGATCTCTTGTATATGAAAACCCCATCAAGAAAAATGCTGGGTTGGATGTATATCATGAACCGGTAAAAGAGAATGATTACATTGTAACGGTTGACGTTGCAAGAGGAGTTGGTAATGATTATTCTGCTTTTGTAGTTATTGACATTACAACATTTCCTCATAAGGTAGTAGCGAAATATAGAGATAATGAAATTAAACCGATGCTTTTTCCATCGGTAATTTATGAGATAGCAAAAAGTTATAACAACGCTTTTATTTTATGTGAGGTAAACGATGTTGGTGATCAGGTTGCATCGATTCTTCAATATGATTTGGAATATCAAAATCTTCTCATGTGTTCTATGAGAGGAAGAGCGGGTCAAATAGTCGGACAAGGATTTTCAGGAAAGAAAACTCAACTTGGTGTGAAAATGTCAAAGACAGTTAAAAAGATCGGTTCTCTTAATCTCAAAACAATGATTGAAGAGGACAAACTTTTTATCAATGACTATGATATTATTTCTGAACTTACAACATTTATTCAAAAGAATAATTCATTTGAAGCAGAAGAAGGATGTAATGACGACTTAGCAATGTGTCTGGTAATCTATTCTTGGTTAGTTGCTCAGGATTATTTTAAAGAACTTACTGATCAGGATGTGAGAAAAAGACTTTATGATGAGCAGAAAAATCAAATTGAACAAGACATGGCACCATTTGGATTTATTTCTGACGGTCTAGATAGTAATACAACATTTGTTGATGCGGATGGTGATAGATGGTATAGTGATGAGTATGGTGACCGTTCTTATATGTGGGAGTACATGTAAATGGAACTAGAATTAGAATTAGATGATCAATTTAAATTTGGGCATCTATTACTTAATGAACGAAAGTGTAGAATATGTGGAGAAATTAAAAGTTTAACAGATGGATTTTATAGAACTCATAAAGACAGAGGTGCAGTTGCTTCTTCTTATTCTTATGAATGTAAGTTGTGTACAGTTGAAAGAGTCACAAAATCTAGAAAAAAATTAAAGAGACCTAAGAAAAAACTAAACATTGAATGGGAATATCCAGATTGGTAGTGTTCACCCAGGATTTCCCCTGTGAAAAAAAGGAAATAATAAATAGTTTTAGTTAATTTTAAGGTTTCGGAGAAAAAACGAATGGCTACTCCACAATTGTCTCCTGGTGTAAGAATTAGAGAGGTTGATTTAACAGTAGGGAGAGCTGATAATGTAAATCCTACTACTGGTGGTATTGCAGCTCCTTTTGAGAGAGGTTCAATAGAGGTTCCTACTCTTATCGAAAACGAAGCAGATCTTCTCAATACTTTTGGTGAACCATACAGCACGGATTCACACTACGAATATTGGATGAGTGCATCATCATATCTTGCGTATGGTGGCAATCTGAGAGTCGTTCGTACAGACGATGACGATCTCAAAAACGCAAATGCTGGCGTTGGTATCGCATCTACAACTACTCTGAAAATCAAGAGTTACGATGATTACTCTGAAAATTATTCAGAAGCCACTAACTTCGTATATGCTGCTAAGGATCCAGGTTCTTGGGCAAATGGTCTAAAAGTTTGTCAGATTGACGATCTTGCAGATCAAAGAGTTGGTATTGCAACAACCAATTTGGGCGCAATTGGTGCAAGAATTGGTTTTGGTGTTACTGTTGGAATTTCAACTGTATTGGCTGGTGGTGGTTCAACCAGTGTGTTCAGCGGATATGTAAAAGCAATTGTTACTGGTGTATCTACTGATTCGACCAATAGCAATAGCACAATTGATATTAAGATTATAAGTAGAGTTTCTACCGCAGGAACAGAAACTCAAATTACTTATGCAGAAGGAAATGAAACTTCCGCATATGTTGTTGGAAAAACTCTTACATTTATGAATTCATCAGGTGTTGGAACTGATGGGGGAACTGGAAAGGGAGTTGGAGTTCTTTCAGTTCAAACTGCGGTTGATTGGTATGATCAACAAACTCTTGGTCTTTCTAATGCAACAGTTTACTGGAAAACGATTGCGCCAAAACCAGTATCAAACGCATACTCATTAGATAGAAACGGAAAGAACGATGCGGTTCACGTTGTCGTTGTAGACGATAATGGTTCCATCACAGGAAACCAAGCAACACTTCTTGAAAAGCACCTCTTCTTATCAAAAGCAAAAGATGCTATTTCTAGCGTAAATTCTCCACAAAGAACTTACTACAAGAACTATCTTGCAGAAAATTCTGCATACGTCTTTGCAGGAAACAACCCTTCAAGTGCAGTTGACGCATTCCACGGAACTATCCCTGCTGCAACAGGATTCTCCACCAACTTTACTCCATATACAGTAGCTGCTGGAACTTGGGGTCAAAACGCACAAAGCATTACATTCTCCTCAGTAGGAAAAGTTACTTATTCACTCGTGGGTGGTAAGAACTACTCAGGTACAGAAAGTCTAACTTCGACAGGAGCATTAACTGCAACTCTCGGAAAACTTTCAACTGCTTATGATAAGTTCCTCGATGATAGTGAAGTTGATATTGACTTCCTTATCATGGGTCCTGGACTTGGAACAAAAGAGGAATCCCAGGCAAAAGCAAATAAACTAATTGCGGTTGCTGATACTAGAAAAGATTGTATTGCAGTTATCTCGCCATATAGAACATCTGTTGTTAATATTACAGATACAGATACACAAACTGATAATGTAATTGACTTCTTCTCTGCAATTACATCTTCTTCATACGCAGTCTTTGATTCTGGATACAAGTACATGTATGACAGATTCAATGATGAGTTCCGTTACATTCCATGTAATGGTGACATCGCTGGATTGATGGCAAGAACCACAAGAGATTCATTCCCATGGTTCTCGCCTGCTGGTCAACAAAGAGGAGTTCTGTTGAATGCGGTTAAACTTGCATACAACCCAACTAAGGCACAAAGAGATCTTCTGTATCCAAGAAGAATTAACCCAGTTCTGAACAAACCAGGTATTGGAGTTCTACTTTTTGGTGATAAGACTGGTCTAGGTTATGCATCAGCATTTGATAGAATTAACGTTCGTCGCCTGTTCCTCTATGTTGAGGAAGCACTTCAAAGAGCAGCAGATGCTCAACTCTTTGAATTCAACGATGAAATCACAAGAGCAAACTTCGTCAACATTGTCGAACCATTCCTCAGAGATATTCAATCGAAGAGAGGTCTTTTTGATTTCCTGGTTATTTGTGATGAGACGAATAACACCCCCGACATCATTGACAATAATGAGTTCCGTGCAGACATTTTCTTGAAGCCAACCAAGTCTATCAACTTCGTTGAATTGACTTTCATAGCAACAAGAACTGGCGTCAGCTTCAATGAAGTCGCTGGTCGCGTCTGAGACAATTAACAAATAAAACCAACTACGGAGGAACCTAAAAATGGCTCTCAGAACAATCTCAAACTTCAAATCAAAACTTCAAGGGGGTGGCGCTCGTCCTAATTTATTCGAAGTTGACATCCCTACTTTCCCCACCGCGGCCGTCCGTTCTGAAAATGGTGCAACCTGGGGATCGAATGAACAAGAAACATTTAAATTTCTTTGCAAAGCAGCTGCTCTCCCAGCATCAAACATTGCTCCTATCGATGTTCCTTTCAGAGGTCGTATTCTGAAAGTTGCAGGAGATCGTACTTTTGATACTTGGACCGTTACAGTTATCAATGATGAAGATTTCCTTCTCAGAACTCAGTTTGAAGCATGGATGAATGCAATCAGCAAACTTGACAACGCTTCTGGTGCAACAAATCCATCTTCATACATGACTGATGCATATGTTTATCAATTGGGTCGTGGTTACAACGCTGGAAGATTCTCAACCACCACTGATAGTTCGGATGCTGCTGGCGCTGGTGGAAACGTTGCTTCTCCAAAACTGAGATCATATCGCTTCTACGATATCTTCCCAACCAACGTATCACAGATTGATCTTTCCTACGATACTGGTGATACAATCGAAGAGTTCACAGTTGAGTTCCAAGTTCAGTACTGGACAGCAGGAACACCAACTGATCTTGCTAATGATGTGGTCGCCTGATCTAATTGGATAAATAGAGCAGTAAGAATACTGTTCGGTTCTATAAATGGCTAGATTATTTGGCTTTTCAATTGAGGATGATAACAAGTCATCCAAAAATATACAGTCCCCCGTTCCGCAAAATGATGCGGACGGGGTTGACTATTATGCGACATCGGGAGCTGGATTTTATGGTTCTTACTTAGATCTTGAAGGAGTTTATAAAAATGAGAATGATCTTCTAAGAAGATACCGCGAAATGGCGCTCCATCCAGAAGTCGATAGTGCTATTGAAGATATCGTAAATGAAGCAATCGTATCAGATACAAATGATAGTCCTGTTCAAATAGAATTATCAAATTTGAACGCTAGTGATGGCATAAAAAGAAAAATCAGAGAAGAATTTAAATATATTCTAGAACTTTTAGATTTTGATAGAAAGGCGCATGAAATCTATCGAAACTGGTATGTCGATGGTAAACTTTTTTATCATAAAGTTATTGATTTAAAAAACCCTCAGGAAGGAATTAAAGAATTCAGATACATTGACGCAATGAAAATGCGTTATGTAAGAAAATTAAAGAAGAATGCTACTGTTCAATCAAATACTCCTATTTTGATGGCAAGTCATCCAGATTCTCCTTTAAAATATGAGTTTCCTGATATTGATGAATTTTTCATTTATACACCAGATTCAATTGCTTCTGTTAGCAATACTCTTTACAATGGACCACAAAAAAATATTACTATTACAAAAGATTCAATTACATATTGCACGTCTGGACTTGTAGATAGAAATAAAGGTTTGGTTCTTTCTTACTTACATAAAGCCATTAAAGCACTCAATCAACTTAGAATGATTGAAGATTCTTTGGTCATTTATAGATTATCAAGAGCACCAGAACGTCGTATTTTCTATATTGACGTTGGCAATCTTCCTAAAATTAAAGCAGAACAATATCTTCGTGATGTTATGATGCGTTATCGCAATAAACTTGTTTATGATGCGAATACAGGAGAAATGCGTGACGACAAAAAGTTCATGAGTATGATGGAAGACTTTTGGCTTCCTCGTCGTGAAGGTGGTAGAGGAACAGAAATTTCAACTCTTCCTGGTGGTCAAAATCTTGGAGAAATTACCGATATTAAGTATTTTCAAGAAAAACTTTATAGATCATTGAATGTTCCCACATCTAGAATTGGTGGAGAAGGTGGATTTAATCTTGGTCGATCATCAGAAATTTTAAGAGATGAAGTCAAGTTTAGTAAGTTTGTTGGAAGACTAAGAAAAAGGTTTTCTACAATGTTTAATGACATGCTGAAAACTCAACTAATCTTAAAAAATATTGTAACTCCCGAAGATTGGGATTTGATGCAAGAACATGTACAATATGACTTCTTATATGATAATCATTTTGCTGAACTAAAAGAAGCAGAGTTGATGACTGAGAGACTTAATCTTGTCGCAACTGCTGAACCATATGTCGGCAAATATTATTCCAAAGATTATGTTCGCCGTCAAATTCTCAGACAAACTGATCAACAAATTATTGAGCAGGATCAATTAATTAAGAAAGAAATCAAAGATGGTATTCTTCCAGATCCTAATGCACCAGTTGATCCTGCAACAGGTGCTCCACTTGGAGATCTTGGAGCACCTGTGGTGGAACCAGAAATGGATGGTTCTGCAACAGAAGCCAGCGGAAAGCAAGTTGAAATGCCGAAAGGTGGCGAGATATAAATAAAAACGAAAACTTAGAGCAACACAATGGATGATTTAATGAATTTAATTATTGCGGACGAAAGTCCATCACAAATTAGTGACTACATTAAGGACGTTTTATTTGCAAAGAGCGCAGATAAAATCGAAGCACTCAAACCAGAGGTTGCCACTAAAATGTTTGAGTTTGATGCAGAAGACACAGAAGGATAAATAGATATAGTTGAGTACAAAGAATAATGACACTTAAACCAGTAGGTATTGGCACATCATTTGCAATAACAGTAACAAGCGCAAAGTCTACCGCAATTTCCGTTCAATCTGATACTCTCAGATTAACTGCTGTAACTTCTGGTGCAAACGTTGCAATTGGAACTGAACCAACAGCAGATGTTATTGACTTTTTTATTCCAGCAGGATCTTCTGAAACTCTGGCACTGTCACCAGCTTCTCAAAGAGTTGTTGGTATTACTACTGGTGCAACAACTATTTTACATTTTCCTGAGGGAACTGGATCACCATTTGATGTTGGAGATTACTTATCTTTAACTGGTGGAACTCAGAGTGATTTTAATTTTACACATAAAGGTGTAATTTCGGTGAATACTACTTCTAATGTTGGTGGGTTTTATTCAACAAGAATTACTGTTGATCACGATTCAAGTGCTGTTACTGCGGCGTTTACTGATAAAGATTGCGTTGCAAGAAAGTCCATTAAAGTAGCAGCAAGAACTGCTTCTGGAACAGGAGTTCTTTACATTCACCAAGTTCAAATTTCAGGACAAGCCTAAAATGAAACTCATCAGAGAAGAAATCGAAAACGTAGAAGTTATCGTAGAATCCCGTAACGGTAAAAAATCACTTTACATAGAAGGTGTATTCCTTCAGGGTGATATTAAAAACCGTAATGGACGTATGTATCCAATGGAAACGCTCCGCCGTGAAGTTGGTAGATACAACGAAACTTATATCGAAAAAGGAAGAGCTCTTGGTGAACTTGGTCATCCAGATGGACCAACTGTTAATCTAGATAGAGTTTCTCATAAAATTGTTTCCCTTAGAGAAAGTGGAAGTAATTATATTGGTAAGGCAAAAATTTTATTAACTCCAATGGGAAAAATTGCAGAGTCACTTCTTTCGGAAGGAGTAAAACTTGGTGTTTCTTCCCGAGGAATTGGTTCTCTTTCTGTCAATAGAGAGGGAGTTAATATTGTTTCTGATGACTTTATGTTAGCAACAGCAGCAGATATTGTTGCAGATCCATCTGCCCCAGATGCTTTTATTGAAGGCATTATGGAAGGTAAAGAATGGGTTTGGGATGGTGGCATTCTCCGCGAAAAGAGAATGGTATCAATGAAAAACACAATAAATACCTTGGTTGCACAAAAACAATTAGATGAGAAAAAGTTGGATCTTTTCAACGATTTTCTCGCAAATCTTTAATTTATAAATAAATATAGTTATAAACAGGTAAATCGGAGAGTTTCAAATGTCTGGTGGTAACTTACAAGAGATGGAGACAGCAGTGGGCAAGCAATCAAAAACATCAGTAAATGCTGGCGCGAAAGCTGGTGATTCCATGCCAAAACTGCAAAATGATGGTTCTCAGTTAGGTAGCATCGAAGATCTCGGCGGTCCAACACCTGAGAATTATAAGCCAGATGATGATTCTGCAAAATTGAGAGAACCTTCACTCAAAACCGTCAAAGACATCGTAAACAAGGGCGCAAAACCTGCTGACCCAATGCCAAAGATGAACAAAGAAGAATCTGAGGTAGATGAGGAAGAGGTTATTGAAGAATCGCCAGAAATTGTTGATGAAGTTGTTGAAGAAGAAGTAGATGAAGATCTGGTCGAAGAAGAAATCGAGATCAGCGATGAAGTTAATGTCGAGGAAGATGTTAACGCTCTTCTTGGTGGTGAAGAACTCTCCGAGGAGTTCAGAGAGAAAGCAAAAACAATTTTCGAAGCTGCTCTGAGATCAAAAGTTGTTGAAATCAGAGAAGCTCTTGAAGCAAGATATGAGAGACAACTTATCGAAGAAGTTGAAGCGATGAAAGATACCCTCATCGAACGTGTTGATTCCTATCTGGAATACGTTTCCGATGAATGGGTATCTGAGAATCAACTTGCCATTGAAAATGGCATTAAATCTGAGATGACCGAATCATTCCTTGCTGGAATGAAGGGTCTTTTTGAAGAACATTATGTAACAATCCCTGAGGAAAAATATGATGTACTTCATAATATGGTAGACAAACTTGATGAGATGGAAACAAAACTCAACGAGCAAATCCAAAAGAACATCTCACTCAACAAGCGTCTCGCAGAGGCGGTTGCTGATGGAATCTTTGAAGCAATTTCTGAGGGTCTCGCAGACACTCAGAAAGAGAAGCTCGCCTCACTTGCTGAAAGTGTAGAGTTTGAAAGTGAAACTGCATATCGTGAGAAAATGAAGACACTGAGGGAGTCATATTTCCCAACCAGAACAGTGCCTTCGGCAACAGCAAAGACTGAAACATTGTCTGAGGGTGTTGAGTCAGTACCAGCAGAGATTATTTACTCTACTGATATGAATTCATACCTGAAAGTGCTTTCAACAGTTGCTAAAAAAGTCTGAATTTAACATTAACAAACTAAACATTTAGGAGACACGCAAATGTTCCATTCCGAACAGTTGCAGGAAAAGTGGGCACCTCTTCTAGACTATCAAGGTCTTGACCAAATCAAAGATTCGCATAGAAGAGCAGTCACCGCTGTCCTGCTGGAAAACCAAGAAAAATTTTTAAAAGAGCAACATGTTTTCGAAACAGGTTCTGGATACTTAGCAGAAGCTGTTCCTACCAACGCCGCTAACGCCGCTGGCGCTTCTGGCGGTTTTGGTGGCAGTGCAACCGCAACTGGTCCAGTTGCAGGTTTTGACCCAGTTCTGATTTCACTCATCAGACGTTCAATGCCAAACCTGATCGCTTATGATCTGGCTGGTGTTCAACCAATGAGTGGTCCTACTGGACTTATCTTCGCAATGCGCTCACGCTACAATACTCAGTCTGGTACTGAGGCATTTTTCGATGAGGCAGATTCCGCATTCTCTGGTCAGGATGCAGGATTCGATGAGACCGCTGGTTTCAGCGACGTCGCTGCTGGTATGGGTACTACTGCTCAGTCAGGTAACAACCCATCAGTTCTCAACCCTGTTTCAACTGCATCTTCCACAGGATATGATGTAGGTCAGGGCATGGCAACGGGTGACGCAGAAAACCTGAATACAGGTAATGATGCGTTCAACCAGATGGCATTCTCAATCGAGAAAGTCACTGTTACCGCTAAGTCAAGAGCACTGAAAGCTGAGTACTCACTTGAACTCGCTCAGGACCTGAAAGCAATTCATGGTCTGAATGCTGAGGCTGAACTTGCAAATATTCTCTCAACCGAGATTCTTGCTGAGATCAACCGCGAAATCATCAGAACCATCTACAAGGTTGCTGAGCAAGGTGCTGCTGTAAACACCGCTACCGCTGGTCAGTTTGACCTAGACATCGACTCCAACGGTCGTTGGTCAGTTGAGAAGTTCAAGGGTCTGATCTTCCAAATCGAGCGTGATGCTAACGCAATTGCACAAAGAACTCGTAGAGGGAAGGGTAACGTCATCCTTTGTTCTGCTGACGTTGCTTCTGCACTCACCATGGCAGGGGTTCTCGATTACACCCCTGCACTCAACGCTAATCTGAACGTTGATGACACTGGCAATACTTTTGCTGGTACTCTGAACGGTAAGTATCGCGTCTACATTGACCCATATTCAGCAAACGTTGCTGCTAACCAGTACTACGTTGTTGGTTATAAGGGTACTTCTCCTTATGACGCTGGTCTGTTCTATTGCCCATATGTTCCTCTCCAAATGGTTCGTGCCGTTGGTGAGAACTCCTTCCAACCAAAGATTGGCTTCAAGACCCGCTACGGTATTGTTGCTAACCCATTTGCGGAAGGAACCACTCAGGGTTCAGGCAGACTTCTGGTCAACGCAAACCGCTACTATCGTCGCGTATTTGTTAAGAATCTCATGTGATCTAAATCACAAAGATTTATCAGAGGGTCCACACGGACCCTCTTTTTTTGCCTTCGCGAACATTAATAAACTTGACACAAAGTTGCTAAGAACGTTTTTGTAAACGCCAAAGTGACTGGCGAGTACGGCGGCCTTTCCAAAGTATTTGATATGGGTGGTGAACTGAAAGTTCGTTACGCTTTTTGAAATCATTAGCGATAATATCTCAACCACCTCCAAAAGGGGGGGTGGTTTTTTTCTAAATAGTTCAAAAAAAGATGTCAATTACTCCCGCCAGAAGTGTAGATAATCAACAACTTAAAAACAGAAACTATCTTTCTGGTGTTGGATTTAATTTTACAATTGCCAGAGCTCCATACATATCATTCACGGGTAATCAAGTTAATATACCAGGACTATCATGTGGATTTGCTGAGCAACCAACTTATTTAAAAAATATCCCAATTCCTGGGGATAAACCAGTCTTTGAAGATCTTAACGTTAGATTTCTTATTGATGAAGAACTTCTCAACTATATGGAAATACAAAGGTGGATAAGAGGTATTAATTATCCAGAGAGTTTAAGTGAAATTTATAATTTTCAAAAACAAAAAGAACAATTTACTGGATTTACTGATCAAAAAAATCTTTACTCAGATGCAACAATGGTTGTACTGAATAGTAAGCAATTGCCACAGTTTCAGGTAAAATTTGAAAATATTTTTCCATACGCATTAAGTGCTATGCAAATGGATGCAACAGTAGAGGACTACTCCTACTTTACAGCAGAAGTTTCTTTCAAGTATACTATATACGACATCTATGATATGAAGAATAAAAAATTATGACTTTTGATCTTGAAAATATTCAAGAGATGTGGGTTAAAGATTCCATCATGGATCCTGATAATTTGCATGACGAATCTTTAAAAATTCCAGCTCTTCATGCAAAATATCATGAACTTTATAATAATATAATTCTGTTAAAGAAAAAAGCAGAACAACAAAGAAAAAATATTCGTCATGAACGTTATGAATATTTTTCAGGAAAAGCAGATCCAGATGTGTATGTAAAAAATCCTTTTCTTAAAAAAATTCGTGATAAGGATACGATGCAAAAGTATCTTGATGCTGATGAAAAATTATCGGCAGTATCTCTTAAATTAGATTACTATGATACGATGATTAATTATATTGAGGACATTCTCAAACAAATTCATCAACGAAATTATCAAATCAAAAATGCTATTGAATTCATGAGATTCACTGCTGGGCTTGGATAGTGGTTGAATAAATATTCATAGCATAGATTATGTAAATGTCGGATTTAATCATTTCCAAGTCGAATGAGGTTTTTTTAAAGATAAAAGCAAAACCTCACATCGACTATGAACTTAGAGATCATTTCACTTTTGAACTAGAAAGTGCAAAGTTCATGCCGCAGTATCGTAATCGGCATTGGAATGGAGAAATACATTTATATAACACAAATACAAAACAAATCTATGTTGGTCTTTTAGACAAACTTGTAAGTTTCTGTAAGAACCACGACTACTCTTATGAGTTTGTAGAAAACAAATATTACGGTCTTCCATTCGAAATTAACGAGATGATATCTTGTGATGGAGTTAAAGACTACATGAAATCTATCTGTCGATTTGATCCAAGGGATTATCAAATTGACGGAGTATACGATGCTCTAAAACATAATAGAAGATTACTAATATCTCCGACTGCATCAGGCAAATCTCTGATGATTTATTCACTCGTAAGGTACTATACAGCGAAGAAACAAAATATCCTGATAGTTGTTCCGACGACAAGTCTTGTAGAACAAATGTATAAAGACTTTCTAGATTATGGTTGGGATGTAGAAACATATTGTCACCGAATTTATTCGGGAAGAGAAAAGGATACAGACATGCCAGTTACAATTACAACATGGCAATCTGTTTATAAACTTCCCAGGACCTTTTTTGAAAAGTATAATGTAGTTATTGGAGATGAGGCTCACCTGTTTAAGAGTAAGTCTTTGGTGTCCATTATGACTAACTTACATCATGCTAAGTATAGATTTGGGTTCACTGGCACCTTAGACGGCACACAGACGCATAAATGGGTCTTAGAGGGACTGTTTGGACCAGCATACAAGATTACCAGAACATCTGAGTTGATGGAGAAGGGTCATATTTCAAAATTAGATATTACTTGTTTAGTTTTAAAACATACTCCACAAAACTTTGAAACCTATGAAGATGAAATAAAATATCTCATATCTCATCAACAAAGAAATAAATTTATTACAAATTTAGCAAAAGATTTAACTGGGAACACTCTAATATTATACAGTAGAGTTGCAACTCATGGGGATATTTTATATCAAATACTAAATAATATTGTGGATGAAACTAGAAAAGTTTTTTTTGTCCATGGGGGAGTAAGTGCAGACGAAAGGGAATTGGTGAGAGAAATAACTGAAAGAGAAAACAACGCGATTATCGTTGCCTCTTATGGAACTTTTTCTACTGGTATCAATATTAAAAATCTCCATAACGTTATCTTCGCTTCACCCAGTAAATCCAAAATTAGAAATCTTCAAAGTATTGGACGAGTTCTTAGAAAGGGAAAAGACAAAGTAAAAGCAATGCTTTATGATGTTGCTGATGATTGTACTAAGAATTCAAGAAAAAATTATACATTAAATCACTTTATTGAAAGAATTAAAATATACAATGAAGAAAATTTTAATTATGACATACTTTCAATTAATTTAAAGACATGATAGAAGACGATTTTTACTCTACAATAAAACTTACATCCGGTGAAGAAATATTTGCAAAAGTAGCTGTGTCTGATGAAGATAATCGCATGATGTTGATTTTAGATCATCCAGTTACAATTGAAAGTGTAGAGAGAAATGGAAATGTTGTTGGATATAAATTAGAATCCTGGTTAAAAACTACAACAGAAGATATGTTTTTACTGAATATGCGTCATGTTATGACTATGACGGAATCGACAGACATTGAAATTATTTCTCTATATCAAAATTTTGTTAGACAATTTAACAAAATAAAAAAAGCAAGACAACCAAAGATTGATCGTAAAATGGGATATATTTCTACTGTTGGTGATGCAAAAGACTTACTAGAAAAGATCTTTAAGAAGAGCTAAACCTTTTCTATCAAACCTAACAAAGAGAGTCTACTCATATATTTTGAGAGTGTCAAGAAAATTGACATTAGATTATTAAATGTTATAATATCTACATAGTTTGGTTAATCTAATATGTACAGCGTAATGACAAAGAGAAAAAGACCAGAACACTACGTTAACAACAAAGAATTTCTTGCTGCCCTGATTGAGTATCGCAAAAAAGTTACTGAGTCACGGGAGAACGGTACAATCCGTCCACAAATTCCAAGGTATATTGGAGAATGCTTTCTAAAAATTGCAACTCATTTATCATATAAACCAAATTTTGTAAACTACATGTTCAAAGAGGACATGATTAGTGATGGAATTGAAAACTGTGTTCAGTACATTTACAATTTTGATCCAGAAAAATCTAATAATCCATTTGCTTATTTTACTCAAATTATTAACTACGCATTTTTGAGAAAAATTCAAAAAGAAAAAAAGCAAATGGAGATCAAAGCAAAGATGATCGAACGTGGTGGATACGAAGTCGTGTTTTCTGAGGACGGAGATGTTGACGAATACACCTCATCAGAGTATAATTCAATTAAGGAGTCTATATTTTCAAAACTCAGAAACTGATGAAAGTTGCCATTCTTACAGATACTCACTGGGGAGCCAGACGAGGATCTAAATTATTTCAAGATTACTTTGAATTATTTTATAAGGATGTGTTCTTTCCAATCTTAAAGAAGGAGGGAATCACTACGGTGATTCACATGGGTGATGCTTTTGATAGTCGTAAATCAATTGATTATCAAAGTCTTGAATGGACTAAGAAAGTAGTTCTTGATCCTCTTTCTAAGTATAATGTTCATTTAATCATTGGAAATCATGATTCGTATTACAAAAATACGAATTCTGTAAACTCTCCTGCTCTTCTATTGACTGGTTACAATAACATTAAAGTCTACGATGAGTGTGATGAAATTGAACTGAATGGTAAAACTTTTCTTTTGCTTCCTTGGATCAATTGCGAAAATTACGATAAAACTATTTCACTCATAAAGTCCACCAAAGCAGAAGTTGCTCTTGGGCATTTAGAATTAAATGGATTCTATGCACATAGAGGTCATGTTATGGAAGAAGGTATTAATATTGAACCATTCAAAAAGTTCAAAAAAGTTTTTTCTGGACACTATCATACAAGATCTGATAATGGAAAGATTTTCTATGTGGGAAATCCTTATGAAATGTTCTGGAACGATGTGAATGATGTTCGTGGGTTCACAATCTTTGATACCGAAACCTATGAGCATGAGCACATTCAAAATCCACATAAAATGTTTTTCAGCATTTATTACGAGGACACTAATTACAAGTTGTTTAATACTTCTGAGTATCAGAACAAAATTGTAAAAGTTATTGTTCGTAAAAAGACAGATAGTAAGAACTTTGAAAAATTCATTGATAAGTTATACAATTCTGGTGTTGCTGATATGAAAATCGTGGAGAATCACGATTTTACTGGATGGAATGATAAAGTAGATTTGGAAGCATATGAATCCGAAGATACATTGTCAATTCTTAATCGTCATGTTGAAGAGTCGGATACTACCTTAGACAAATCCAAATTGCAGAGTATAATATCATCTATATATCAAGAGGCGTGTGAGTTAGTCTAGAATGTATATTCTCACTATCGAAGAGAGAGAAGAACAAGGAGCGTTTTCTGTTGCCGATGACGATGGTGATAAAGTTCTCTACATGTTTGAAGAAGAAGATGATGCATCAAGATATGCTATGCTTTTGGAAGAAGATGGATATCCAGATCTTAATGTAATGGAAATCGATGATGAACTTTTATTTCATGTTTGCGAAATAAATGAACACAAGTATACTGTTATTACTCCTAACGACATCGTTGTGCCCCCAATAAAAAAAGATTATGATTTTATTTGAAAAAATTAGATGGAAGAATTTTCTTTCAACTGGCAATAAATTTACTGAGGTAGATTTTCAAATCTCTTCCACTACTTTGATTATTGGAATTAATGGGGCAGGTAAGAGCACTATTTTAGATGCTCTGACTTTTTCTCTGTTTGGTAAACCATATCGTAAGATCAACAAACCACAACTTCTTAATATCGTAAACGATAAAGATTGTCTTGTAGAAATTGAGTTTTCTGTGGGAAATACTCGATGGAAAATTCGTCGTGGAATCAAACCTAACATTTTTGAGATTCATAAAAACGGAAAAGTATTAGATCAACACGCATCTGCAAATGATCAGCAGAAGTGGTTTGAGCAATCTGTTTTAAAGATGAATTATAAATCTTTCACTCAGATTGTAATTCTGGGGAGTGCCTCATTTATTCCGTTTATGCAACTTTCTGTGGTTCATCGTAGAGAAGTTATTGAGGATCTTCTTGACCTTAAAATTTTCTCTTCCATGAATGTTCTTATCAAAGAGAATATTCGCAGTGCAAAAGATTCTATTAAAACACTTGAACTGAAAAAAGATTCTCTAAAAGATAAAGTCGATATGCAGAAAGACTTTATCAAACAGATTGAAGAAAGTGGTCAAAAGGGAATCGATCAAAGAAAAACTAAAATCGATTCTATTTCAAATGAAATAAATGAAGTAGAAAGTAACATTCAAAAGATTGTTGTTAATATTGAAAAGAAGCAAAAACAACTCGAAGACTATATTGATGCTTCCGCAAAAGTTAGGAAACTCACAAATCTTCGAGCAAAGATTGAACAGAAAAAGGACAATATTGATAAGGAAGGTATCTTTTTTAACCAAAATGCAGTTTGCCCAACTTGCACTCAAAATATTGAGGAAGATTTTCGGTTAAATAGAATTGAAGTTCTCAGTTCTTCGATAAGGGAGTTAGATGAAGGTCTTTCCGAATTGGAGACTAAAATAGAAGAGGAAGAAACACGAGAACTTCAATTTCTTAACTTGTCGAAAGAGGTAACAAAACTAACTAATGGCATTTCTCAAAGCAACGTTCAAATTTTTGGACTTAGAAAACAGTCACGAGATTTGGAATCGGAAATTCAAGAAATTACCGAGAAACTTGCAAATAGAGGTTCTGAGCATGAGAAGTTAGAAACTTTCAAAGAACAACTGAATAACACATTTAAATTACTCTCTGAACAAAGAGATGAGATTGACTACCTCGATTATACATATTCTCTTCTAAAAGACAGTGGTGTAAAATCCAACATTATCAAGAAGTATCTACCCCTTATTAATCAGTCGGTTAATAAGTACCTACAAATGATGGATTTCTATATTAATCTGCAACTTGATGAAGAATTTAATGAGGTAGTTCAATCTCCTATTCATGAAGACTTTACATATTCATCCTTCTCCGAGGGAGAAAAACAAAGAATAGATCTGGCTCTCTTGTTTACTTGGAGAGAGATTGCAAAAATAAAAAATTCGGCAAATACAAATATCATGATTTTTGATGAAGTATTTGATTCCTCACTGGATACTGTGGGAACAGAGGAATTTTTAAAGATCATTCGTTTTGTAATTAAAGATGCTAATATCTTTGTGATTTCGCATAAAGAAGAAATTGCTGATAAGTTTGAATCAGTAATTAAGTTTGAAAAAATCAAAGGATTTAGTCGCATCTCTTCTACTTGACGACTTTAAATCCTTCAACTAAACTCAGATTATTGTCACCAAAAACTATGAACGCTACTGAACTTAATAAAGCATTTCGTGAAGTTTATCTTCAAATGAAAGATCGTGCCTTTGTTGATGTTGATGACCTAATTCAAAAACGTCAAGAACTTGAATCTAAGCGTTTGGATTTTCTTGCCAATAAAGAATCAAAGTTTAGTATTGATGGTCATGAAGCTTTGGTTAGAATGTTAGATATGAAAAAGAATGGAATTATTGATAAAGAACATCGAGGGCACTATGAAGATCTTTTGATGGTCCGTCGAGCAAGAGTTAAATATTTTTATGATAATGATCTGGTTGCATAATGCCAACTTATAGACATAAACCAACAGGTAAGAGAATTCTTTTTGTTCATATTCCAAGAACTGCTGGAAGATTCTTTGATGAAAATTTGAGACTCAATGACTTTGAAGTTGAGCAAACTAATATTGGAAAATCAGTTGAAGGAATAGAAGCACTCCATTTTCACAGGGAATTGTATGAAAAATATTTCGATGTAAAAGATATCCCTCATATTACAATCGTTAGAAATCCAATCAATAGATTCTTTTCTTCTTCAATCTTTATTCGAAGAATGTACGGAAATGATGTTGATCATCTGTTAGAAGATGAGATGTATTTTCATTCCCTACTTCAAAATTTTCCTTTAACGGAGTCCGTAAATTGGTTTAGAAATCAAGTAGACTTTATTTCAGATAAAACAAATATTTGGAAGTTTGAAAATAAATTTGGTAAAGATTTTGAGAATTGGTTATCTGAAATCATTAGTATTCCTTTTAAAATTCATGATGTGCCATATCAAAAACTGAACACTGATGAGGACAATAAGGTTGTGAGGTCTGCTAAAATCATAGATAATCTTAGGAGATTTTACAGGAGGGACATTGAGCAACTCTACCCCGAACTGGCAACACCACAGCAAGAAGGAGCAGAAGCGGAAATTGAAACCGCAAGCACTTCGGCAAGCAAAAGCACGACTGAGCCACTTTAAAAAGCGGCACATGACCTCCACAAAACGTGGGGGTCTTGTTGTATTGTAGGTTAATACCGAGGAAACCCTATGACCGTCAACGCTGAAATCAAAGGACAACTTGCAAGACTTCTGGCAACCGAAGATCTCATTGTGGAGCACCGTAAAGTCCCCACAGCGTCTTTTGATATTGAGCGTAGGGTTTTGACTCTCCCTCTATGGAACCGTGCTTCTGGGACCGTATATGACCTTCTGGTGGGTCATGAGGTTGGTCATGCTCTCTTTACTCCAAATGAAGATTGGAGGGAAAAGATTGATGTTCCTCAGCAGTTTGTGAACGTCGTTGAAGATGTTCGCATTGAAAAGATGATGAAGAAAAAGTATCCAGGATTGTCTAAAACTTTTTTCAAGGGGTATAAAGAACTTAGTGATGATGATTTCTTCTCAATTAAAGATGAGAATCTTTACGAAATGAATTTGGCAGATCGTGTAAATCTTCATTGTAAAATTGGTAACTTTGTTGCTATTCCTTTTAACAATGAAGAATTGGAAATTCTTAATATCATTGAAAACACTCAAACCTTTGATGAGGTTTTGAAAGTTGCTGAAATTCTTTACAAATATTGTAAGAAAGAAAAAGAGGAGAAGCAGAAAGAATCTTTGGCACAAAATCAAAATCAAGATTCTGGTTCTTCTGGGTCCAGTGATGAACAGCAAGGTCAAAATGATTCTTCTGATTCACTTGATTACGATCAAAATGGTTCACAATCTGATAGTGATCTTAAAAATCAACAACCTCAACCACAACAACAGCAATCACAAAGTGATCCTCAAAATGGTGGTGGGGAAAATGATGAAGATCTTGAAGTCAAAACTGATTCCAATCTAAGTGACAAGATTGAAAATCTCACCGACAAGTCTTCTTTTGATGACACTGTTTATGTGGAAATTCCAAAAATTGATACTAAAAAAGCAGTAGTTAAAAACAAAGAAGTTCATGATTACATTTTCCAATATTTTCAGACTTATGCAGATAACTTGAAAAATGATTTGAAAGAACGAGGATATGAAAAACATTTCATTGATCCTTATCATATTGCCGATTCTAAATTTATTGAGTTCAAACGTTCTGCTCAGAAAGAGGTAAACTATCTTGTAAAAGAGTTTGAGTGCAGAAAATCTGCTGATAGTTATGCTCGCTCTACTGTGAGTCGAAGTGGAGTACTGGATACATCTAAACTTCATACTTACAAGTATAATGAAGATCTATTCAAAAAAGTTACAGTAATTCCTGATGGTAAGAATCATGGATTGATTTTTGTTTTGGATTGGTCTGGATCAATAAGTGATGTTCTTCTGGATACTTGTAAACAGATGTATAATCTTCTTTGGTTCTGTAAAAAAGTTAATATCCCCTTTGAAGTTTATGCATTTACTAATGAGTGGGCATATTATGATCTAGACGAGAATTATGCTCATGTTCTTCATAAGCGAGCATATGAGGAAAAAGAAAATCTAATTTGTGTTGCACCAGAATTTCGACTGATGAATCTTTTCACTTCAAAGACTAATGCAAAAGATTTAGATCAGCAAATGAAGCACATTTGGAGAATTGCTTTCTCTTATGCAAATCGTTACAGCACTACTTGTCCTACTCCCGACAGACTTACTTTGTCTGGAACTCCTCTAAATGAATCAATTATTACCCTATCTTCAATTATTCCTGAGTTTAAAAAAGAATTCAAAGTTCAAAAAGTGCAGTGCATTATTTTGACCGATGGTGAAGCTTGTGGAATTACTTATCATAAAAAGATCAAACGAATTTCTTATTATTCCAATGAAGTTTTTGAATATCTTGGTCATGTTTCTATTCGTTATGGTATGACATATCTTCGTGATCGCAAACTTGGAACAACATATAATGTTGGCAATGGGTTTACTGGAATGACAGAAGCTCTTCTTCGAAATATTCGTGATAAATTTGAGGATGTAAATTTTGTAGGAATTCGAATTCTTGAAGGTCGTGATTTTACTAATTTTATTTCACGTTATCAATCCGATTGTTTGCAGATTGACAATTTGCGTCAACAATGGAAGAAGAACCGAAGCATTGTGATTCGCAATTCTTCTTAC